GCATGGTCACCCGTGTCCACAGTAGAGCGTATCATAAGCTGTTGGGATCCACGTGCGGATCTTATTTTATATTTTATTTTATATGTTACAAAGACGGTCCGTGTCGCACTACCAGCGCTGTCAGTTAATGCCGTGCAGGGGCAAATGTTTTAAGAGAAATTTCTTGTGCAGTTGGTTACTACTAACTCTGCAGTCAGACCTGCAACCACCGTGTTGTCGAGGGTAAGTGTACCTCCAACTGAAGTGGTGATGGCGCAGTTAAGTAAATATTTGGTTGTCGCAGAACCAGCAGATGCATACCCGACACCATTGTATGCATCTATGAAAACAGCTGCCGTGCCATCTACAGAAGGCACAGCAGTTTGTGTAATTGTAGTTGTTGCTGTAGCGTAGTAGCTGAGAAAATAACTCCCAGCTGAAAGAAAAGTTATGACACTGCCAGCAATGGACACTATATTGGTTCCAGTGTACCCATCCCCAGTGTTGAGAATGTCCGCAGACGTAGGAACAGCTGCAGATATAATGTGTTGATAAACTGCAGTGATTCCTGGTATGATGGTTGGAACATGTAATGTTATATCGTATTCTGCCCAAATGTTGCCCAGTGCCCCATCGGCATTGTTAGCAATCACAAAAACTTGCCCACAATCATAGGTTTTTATGTCTAAATTCGCAGCAAGAGCATTAGTTCGTACGAATTTTCTAGGTCCCATTGGAAACATCGCACTCGTTTTGAGATCACAAGTGATTCTTTTCCAAGCAACATCTTCGATAAAGTCCTCAAAACTTGACGCTTCCATGAAACTAGCAGGCGCCGGATCGGCGGAGTCGTAGTCTGGAATTAGTGCAACAGAACCACTCTGAGTAGTGGGACTGGCTGTAATGAAGACAAATCGCAATTTGTTGAAACGGTACATCTCCCAATTTTGAGCTTGAGTAGATAACCAAGGGAAAGTGGCATTCAAACCAGGATTGATTTGGAAAGTATTTGTTACATTGAAAGGTACTGCTGAGCCAACATTAAAAGGTGATATCAGTTCTCGGTGTATTATGCGGCAAGAATTCCTGTCAGCTTTAATTATAGGCACTGAGCCTTTGATTCGCTGGGAATATGCAATAGCTGCACCAACTTGTTCCGAAGAGGAGATAGTGTTTCTCACTCTCGGTCTACGTGCCTTTTTAGCAGGCATCATCGCTTTTGGTTTTAATTTGTTTATTTTCGTTTTAGGTTTTGGTCTCGACATTCGAGAAAATCGATTAGATAAGTTATTCATGTATTGGATGCTTTTGAATAATAAAGGACTGTACATCTGTGTGAACTGACGGCCACCCGTGCAGTCTCTAGGCATTTTATTTAGCACGGAACTATTGAGCATATTGCACCGTTTTGGGTGGTTAACACACAGACCCAAATTACCAATATTCGACTTCAAATTCATGTTTTTCTTTTACAGGTAAAAAGTCGGATTGTAAGAATGTTTGATCACTACGTACTGTTCTACAATATATATTGTAATAATGTATCTGGTCTTTAGAACAGTATTGAAATAGACAATCTAAATTGATTGGTTGTATTGTCTTGAGAGACTCAAAATGTTTCTCTATCTTAAATTGAATATCCAATGGTACTTTATATTCCTTTTCCATCAACATGCGTGTATTCATGCCAATTGGTTTATTTTTGAGCTTTGGAAAAATGCTGACATCGCCATTTTCAAAAACAGCCTTGGGGAAAAGATTTTCTCTCTCCCACTGATTATAATTCTTTTCAATATATACAAGCGGCTTGTTTAAACGGCCACCACAGCGAAGAATATAATTAGCGAGAGACTGCAATATAGGGCAGCCAGGATACTGATATTTGAGCGAATATGCTTTACAAATTAATAAATCAGCTCTAATTGATTTTTTACAAAGCGCCCACCGGCTAGAAGTCCAGCCGATGGTCAGAAGAACATCAATGGGGTTTGTTATCGTAATTTTCTCATCTAAGTCGAACACACAACCACAGAAAGATGCTTCATTTAAATTTAAAACAGGCTCCATTTTGATTACCAAGCCCATTCTCTCAAAGTTTTGGATGGTAGGTTGAATTCCATTAACACTAAATAGTCCGTCATCTCCTTCGACGACCCCATCTACAACCTCTTCCCACGGTTTCTGATTGACAGTTTCACAGGCGAACAACATGAACATGAGATTAGACCACCCATTTCCAAGTGAGGTGTTCATTTCGCCACTCATTCTAGTTGCTTCAACTTCTACTTCGAAGAACTTGTTGATGCAAAGAAACCGGCCAGATAAGACGTAACACATATCCATAAAATGATTATGGTCGGGCATGAATTGCGTCATGTAATCATACATGACGAATTCACAATTTTCCATTAAATTTTTAACGAACAGCGACTCAAAAGCCGTATAATCGGTTGGTAAATAAGTAGCACCAATCCGATAAATTCTGTCTATTATATATTGTGCTCTATCAGCAGTTGGTACATGTTTAACGAAAAATTTTAACTTGTAGACAACTTCTTCAATTAATCGAATATAAGGACCAAATTTCACCTTAAATTCGTCTACCCTTGAGTTAATTGCCCTACCATGCTTGTAATCAGGACTATATGGCTCGTCTTTCATAAAAGTTTTGCATTTGCTATATTTTTTGGAGCGTTTCCTCCCTCTCTTATCTAATCCGCAAAAAAGCTCGTCCAGACTATTGTTGATCTTTCGCAACTCTTCCTTCCTATACATCGCGTAGGGACATTTTCTGATCCACGTTTCAAAGGAGGCGTCTGAGTCAGCCGGGAGCGGGGTTAGATACTTCTTGCAAAATTTTAAAACAAAAGCATTCATTTTGAAGTAAAAATTGCCGAAGGGGTCAATTTCAGCATCTACATCAGTATACACATCAGGAGGTCTGAAGGCAAAGCGTTTGTTAACACCAGCACGCAATGTCATCGCATCACAAGGATCAGGATGAGGCAGAGCCGCCCCATTAAACTCCAACCCGAGTGAAACGAAAACAGGAGAACGGTAGGTATTGTCTTTCCGTCTCATTTTAAAGAACTTGTATTCTGTTTTTATCGGCAACAACTTTGGTAAGTCTATCTCATTGTAACGATAGCCGTAACAGAATTTCAACATTGCTCCTTCTAACTGGCGTTTCTGAAAAAAGGCGAAATAACGCCTTTTTGCTTTGCGTGTAAGTATATACCATATGTGACTAAAATTGAATTTCCGTGCAAGTCGATTCCACTAATTGGAACATATTTATTATAATTGACGACTTGTAATGAATTGACAGTATGCCTAAGCCTCTGACAAACTGTTTCCGGTGTTTCTGCAAAACTAATGTTTTTCGGCAATGCAGTCTCTGCAATAAATTCCAATGAGGCCTGAAAACGTCTGGTTGGTAATGGTACTAAATGCAGGTCAATATCATAGATCTGGTTTGGAATAAAAATTCCAAACCTTCTAGTATGCACTATTGTTACTTGAGTGTTTTCTTGCACTTTAATATCGCATTGAGCCATTCCTGTTGCTCTCATATCAAATAGTGGAAGAACCTGTGCTGGAACATTTGGTTCAATCCTATACCTATGTTGTATTGAAAAATAATCTTGAAAGTAGCCTGAAACGTTTGAAACGGCTTCAGTAGCTAGCCATGCAACAATCTGGGCTCTAAGACACATGACCCAAGAGGGCCACATCGTACTTAAGAAATATTTTAAAGGCTCCAATTTCACAAAATTGGGGAAATAAACTTCTAGGAGTCCATTAGGTTTAGGTTTGGCCAAAGTTCTACGCAAATAAGCAATCAGGCCCACTAAATATATTATTGGAATTTTCATCTTGGCAAAAACTGCAGCGAAGTCTGCAAATTTATCTCTAAAAGTAATGCCAGATTTAGACAACAGATGTGCAATTTCTCTAAGTCTGATATTTTGCTGATATTTTGCATCATCTGTGTTTGCTCCTCCGGATTCATCAGATCCAGAAACTGAAAAGTCTTCCGGTTCTGCAACAACACCTTCAGGGTGTTCTCTATCTCTCTTAAATTCCCTGAAAGCATCCTTCGTTCCTTGGAGGTCGGCAGCCATATCTGCGAGACCAGCATCTTTAAGTCTCGTGTGGCGTTTACCGTTCGACTGACTGCCACCAAAAGTTGGTTTGTGGTATCCCTGGTCAGTCCTTCGTCCATCTTCGGTGGTTCCAACACCATTTGCATCGGTTCTAATTCCATTGGCCTTTCTCCAGACTGCAGCGGCAAGACGTTGTTTACTTCTAACCACTTTATCTCTTTCTGTGTCCTGTCTTTCAATTGCAGCCTCTGCAGCGCTAGATCCAGATCCAGTCTCAACATTTTTAACTTCTTTTGTATGTCCTGGTTGTTCACTAACGCGTTCAGTATTCGGTTTTGGGTCGGGTTTGGCGCTCTCCGCAACCCCGTTTGGAAAGGTTTTATTACCGGTATTGATTTCGATGGATCCAATAGGCCCTGAAGCTTTTGGGACGAATTGCATGTAAGTTTTGGGATTTCCAGGGTCTGTGCAATCTGGATCCCATTCATCCCACTCAGCTTGGGTGTAATCGTGGTTATCGGTGTCTTCATAGTCGTCAAACATTGATTCTTCGAAGTCATCTGCAAAGGCTTCGGGGCCCTTGCAACTATGGGTTCCTTCATAGACGTCTCCACATACGTCACAATGTCGAACACTGTACTTGGAACGCTCCTTACGTTCATTTTGAGGAAATCCGAGACCAGAACCTCCTTGTGGTACAGTTTGTTTGCTACTCTTTGTTGAAGGACTATTGTCTGTTTTGGATGGTTGTTTTTCTTTAACAGTTCCTGCTGCAGATTTAACATCTGTATTCCCAGATCTATGAACATCTGGTCCTGTTTCAGCATCTCCAACGCTTGTTGTTGCATTGGCCTTTTCCGACATAAAATATTATCTCTAGATCCTCTTATTTCTAGATTTGCAATTATAGGTATGTCCTAATAATATTAAATTTCGCTTTGTTTAAAAGTAAAGGAAAATGGTAAAGGGAGGTTTCTCAGTTAAGATTTACGGTACCCTATAAGGGATTTAAGTTTAATCTCCAAAATATCTGTAAG